ATTTTCATCATAAATTTCAATTCTACCTATGCCGGTATTCATATATACGGGTAAAGTTATACCATCTGAACCAAATCGGTTTTTCATTAAGTGCGCTCGGCCAGTATGATTGGCCTTATCTTCCAGCTTACGAGACAGTGAAATTACAAGATCCGCATTCATAATCTTTTCATAAGATGATGCAATTTTGTCTGCCTGAATAATTTCATCTTGGATAGATGAGCGTTGTGTCTGTGATGCCGTCCAGCATGGAATATTTAAGTCGCCAGAAAGCCCACGTAATTCTTTATATATTTGACCCAATTCTTCGTGCCGCGAATCTGATTTTTCTGCAGAGCGCATTAAGTCTGCATAGTCAATTAACATGATATCGGGCTTCATCTTATTAGAAATAAGATTTTCAATATGGGCACGAATTGTATGCACGGTAATAAAACTCGGCGGATAATATTTGATAATAATATCACCTGGAATTGTATCTACTGCATTTTTTACATCGTCTGGATGTTGTGTAATATTTCCAGATTCAATACCGGTGAAAATTGTATCGTAGCGTAAGCCTACATAATTTTCATTTAATTCTAGTGTATAATGTACAACTCGCTTTCCTGCCTTTGCTGCATTTGCACCAATCGTAGAAAGTGCCCAACTCTTACCAATACCAGATGGCGCAGCAATAACACCAAGTTCCCCGCCACCAAGACCGCCACCCATCAAAATATCAAGCGCGTCCCAGCCAGTGGCAATAGTATTTCTAGTCTGCCCAGCGAGTCGAATGGAAATATCCTTTTTCCAATCATGACCAATATTACGCGGCTGACCTGCTTTTAATGCAGCGTCAACAAGACCTTTGATATCACCATACTTACCAGCTTGCAATAAATCAACAGACTTGATAATCGCTGACTTCAATGCTTGATTTTTTGCAAAATCAAGAAAGCTATCTTGAATATATTTCAAATCATCATCATTCTTTTTTTGCAAAGCCGTTCGCAGTTGCTCTTTCACTGCAACTTTTAATACATCATCTTTCTGCTTATCCAACTCAATTTTAAATACTTCTAACGTAGGTAATGCTTTATAATCAGTATAATAGTCTACAGTCTGATTTACAATCCACTTACCAGCATCGGTTTCAAAAAAGTTTGGATTTAGAACGTCAAGAGATTGCTGTAAAAAATCTTGTGAAGACAAAATACATGCCAATACCTTTGCTTGAAAGGTAGGCCCATACTTTGACAGATTATCTACATTGTTATCAAATTCTTGTGTCATTAGTAAACCTATTTAATGGTATAAAAGTATTTGTTATCCATTCATCGTAATTCTGGAATCCACTCATTAATTTATACTGAATGAGTAGCTTTGTCAAGGCATACTTGTTAAATGAAACCTCGTTCTTGTTGAATACAGTTGCCACCCTTAATCTGGCATCTGCTGACATAATTCCTTCATGAAGATTCATCAGCATTATATTTCTTTTAACAAGATCTTCGTTTTCTAATATATTAGAAATAACTTTCGGTATCTTTTTTTCATTTGCATATTTGTTTTTAACAAATTCTAAATCAACATCAATTGTTGGATCAGCAATTTCTGGAATATACTTTTTTAAAGTAGCTTCACCAACACCTCTTACCCCATCAATGTTGTCACTCTTATCGCCATTCAATGCTCTGAAAAAATGAAAATGTTTTGGGTGTATTCCATAATCTTCTAATATCACATCTTGACTAAACGTTTTCTTTTTTACTGGATTATAAATTTTAATATTATCACACGCCAGTTGAAAGAAGTCCTTATCCGTGGAATATATAATACTTTCACCACCGACACCAGTTACTAACTGAGACAGATATGCTATAACGTCATCTGCTTCTACGTTATCCAGCGCAAACACCGTAACTGGCAACTCTGCTAATATTTCCACCAAAGAAACAAGTTGAAATTTCATGTTCTCTTTTTCCTGTTCATCGGTAGTCATATCATATGATCTATTCAATCGAACTGGTGGCTTTCTATTCGCCTTATACTGTGGAAATACCTTTCGTCTACGCTGACTTCCACCCTTTCCGTCGAAAACAACGATGCACCGAGTAGGTTTAAAGCTTCTAATAGCCAATCCTAGACTCTTTATAAAGCCGATCATACCTCCGATATGGTTACCATTGTCATCCATTGATGGAACGGCTGCATATGACCGTATAAACAGGTTCATGGCATCAACGAGAAGGACACGGGAATTATATCCCATGCCCTTTTCGTTCACTTCAAATTTCATGTTTTGAAATACATCGTGGAGATTAACCATGTAGTATTGTACCAGTGCTAGTTGGTGCTGGATATTGCCCCGAGGTCCACTTTCCAGTTAGTGTTCCGGGATTAATTGTATAGGTATGAGTATTTTTTTGTACGGTATCATTACAATAACACTGCATCAAATTTCTTCGGAAGTGTAACTCAAACAACTTTGCTTGTTCACTCGTTAGTCCATGTACACTCTCGTATGATTGAAGTGCAATCTGTACTAATCTTTCCAAATGTGTATTAATCATCAGACTCCTCCGTTAGACTTACTTGATCGGGATCAAATTCCGTTTCATACTTCATGATAAGTGTATCACAAATTTGCGTATAAATCTTATTCTTTCGTTCTTGGTCTGCTTCTAAGAAGGTGGCGAATTCCTTTGATTGGAATTTTATTTCTTCACCAGTTGAATCATCAACATAGGTATACCATGCACCAGCTTGCTTAATCAGCTTATGTTCCTTCATCACGGTTAACCAACTGGTATAATCATCTATTCCACGATTGAAATAAATTTCAAACTCTGCCGTGCGATGCGGTGGACCTAAACGATTCTTAACAATATTTGCCTTTACTTCAACACCAATAACATTACCATCCTTATCTTTCAGCTTACCTGTTTGTGAAAGACGAATGCGAGTTGATGCATGGAAAGCAATTGCCTTACCACCAGAAGTTGTCCACGGATCGCTGAATGACGGGGCATTCATCTTTTGACGTAGCTGATTTGTAAAAATCAATGCAATCTTTTGCCTTGCAATCATACCAGTGATCTTACGCATTGCCTTGCTGATAATAATTGCCTTATCAGTTGCATAACCGTCTTTACTAAAGTCTGCTTCCATTTCCTTCTTCGTAGATGCTGCAGCAACAGAGTCCACTACAATCGTTACAATCTTATCCTTATTGGCTGGCTGCTTTCGTATATGTTCAATCAATGCAACCATGCGATCAAATACATCTTCAACGGTTGGTGCCTCTACCCACACAAGCTTCTTTAAATCTAAACCGATAGCTTGATAGAATTCTGGATTTACTGCGGTTTCCGTGTCAATTAATACGGCAACGCCGCCCATTTTTTGAGTAGCTGCCATTAAGTGTGCACATACCAGAGACTTTCCAGAACCTTCCAATCCAGTGATTTCGCTAATACGTCCTACCGCAAGACCACCATGTGGACGGTTGCTAATTGCAATATCCAGCATTGTAGCGCCAGTAGAAACAAATTCTGTAAATTCTGTTGGTGAACTATCCGATCCATCTAAGAAGTATGCAATCTTTTCACCATCTTTGTTCATTTTATTCAATGCATCTGCAATACTTTGTGCTAACTCATCACGGTCAGCTTTTATAACTTTCTTATCTTCCTTTGCCATATATGTTCCTATAAACGAGTAAATGACCGACTAGTTTAATATAGTCGGTCATCTTCCCGAAGTCAAGTGTGATTAATTGAAAACCTGGTCGAAATCGTCAATCATGTCCTTCACCGAAGAACTTGACTTAACCTCATTTGAGCGAGAGGTAGTCGCAGATGGAGACGGCTTCGCAGCTTGCGGAGCTGGCTCTTCAACATCGGTAGTTTCCTCATCTGCACCAAGATATGCTGCAAGAACCGAAGAAAGTTCTGCATAAGAAGATTCCTTGAACAAGGAACGAATATCTGGCTGTTCGTTTAAGAACTTCTGAATCTTTTCGGCTGAATCCGAAAGTGGTGTCTGGTTCGGCTTAGGACGAACCATCGTCTTGGCGAAATTAGTATCGCTCTTTTCCTGTGGAATGTACTCAACCACAACATCTCGTCCATTCTTTACGTCGGTAATATCGCCGTAATCCGGATCAGAAATGATTGACAAAAGCTCTTGATATACAGTCTTGCCAAATGAATAGAAACGAACGCCCTTTTCTTCTTCACCACGAACTAATACTGGAACGTATGTGCGAAGCTTCGGACGGAAGATTCGGGCCTGTGCCCAACTTTCCTTATCACCACCCTCTGAAATCTTTTCGGCAAATTCAAGAATA